CAATCTAGATTTATAACAGATTCTAGACTAAAAGACTTGAATAATCCGATGAGAAGGATTATTTTCAAAAATCAGAATTACTAATATGACTCTAGAAGAATTAGTACAGGAGATCAAAGACGACATTTCAGCAAGTTGTTCTTTACCGTATAATCTTAACGATCAAGAAATTGACAGGATCATCAGAAGAGCAAAAGCTTGGATGTATGATAATTATCAGTATGCTGTGGAGGATAGGGTTTTCATTCTAGCTAACAATATGTTTGCTCACCCTAGTTTTAGAAAAACCAGACAGATTCAATTACCAGACAAGATTGTTACTGTTTATGACGTTAGAGAAGTTAATGGTATGGGTATATCAGGAAACCCCGATCGAGATTTTGGAGATTCTAAATTATTAGGATCTGAGCTTCTTCTATCTCCTTTCACGGGTGACAACCTTGTCTATAGAACAGTAATGTACTCTTACTTCGATTTAGCTCAGGCTTATCTGTTACCTACATATGCTTACAAATGGAACAAGAACACTAAGAAATTAACCATACTTGGTAGAGATCCAAATAGATCAGGCAGTGGAGGAGTTGGAACAGGATATGATCAAAATGGAATGGATGTTGCTGTAAGATGCTTCGTAGCTATAGATGATGATGCATTATATGACGATGAACTTTTCATTAGATACTGTCTTGCTAAAGCCAAAATTTCTTTATCTAGGGTTCTTAGCGCATTCAATTATAACCTTCCTGGAGGGGTCACTGTAAACACTGCTGAACTAAGATCAGATGGTGAAAAAGAGCTTCAAGAGGTAATGGATATGATCAACGGAGAGAACACTCCATCTTATTTCTTACAGTGGAATTAATCTCGATATATATTGGGAAATTAATTCCCCAATGGTAGAGATTTATAACAGAGATCCAGCAGACCCGTATTACAAACAGGGCATTATCGAGATTACACAGCCTGTAGAAATCTGTGTAGGTCAATTGAAAATGCTACTCCTTACGAACAAAGGAGAGGTGTTGGGCGATCCTAAATTTGGATTGAATCTTGAGGATTTAGTTTTTAGCCTTGATCTGTCTGAGAAAACAATAAGAGACGAGATTAATCTCGGTCTAACAACTTATGTTCCTCTATTTGCACAGCTTGGCGGGTATTTTAATTTAAAATTTTATCAGGGAACTGAGAGAGATATTGCTCTTATAGATTTTTATATTCCACAAAATGGAAATGAAAGTCCCTTGGTTACTTTGAAAGTAAGTTAAAGATAATGGCTAATAACATTTTTAAGAAAAATAACATCCTGATCAGAGGACTTCTAGGTGACACGTATGATTTTTTGCAAAGAACATACAATCAGTCTAGAAACGTATTTACCGTAGCTTCAGCTTGGGGACAAATTCTATTTGTACTTGAGAACATATCTCAGCTAATCCTTTATTTTATCGAAGACTCTATTACAGAGCTAAATATACAGGAGGCTACTAGGAGCTATTCGATAAGAAGTTTAGCTAGAATTGCTGGTTATGACCCAATGAGAGGTATGGCAGCTCAGGGTGAGGTTTCGGTAGCCTGGAATCTAAGAGAGTCTGATGCTGGTGGTGGAGCAGTAATGCTTTCAGGAAACCCTAGAATACAATGTTTACAGAACGGATTGCCATATACTCTGGTTATAAATTCTCCTTCTGTAAAGATTCCTTTGAACAGATCTAATACCTTCAACTTTAAAATAGTTCAGGGAGCTTTCGGTAATGTTTCTTTTACTGGTACCGGAGCTGCACTACAAAGTTTTAACGTTCCATCTAAATCTGGAGCTTACATAGACCAGTTTTACGTCAATGTCTATGTAAACGGAAACCGATGGAAAAAATACGAATCTCTATATGACATACCTCTTGAAGCAGAAGGATACTTAGTAAAATCTGGAATCTCTGAGGGTATCGACATTTACTTTGGCAATTCCAATTTCGGTAAGGTTCCTCAGAGTGGAAGCATTATCAGAGTCGAGTATCTGCAAACATCAGGATTTGTAGGAAATGTGATGACAAAAAAAGATTCACAGCTTTCTTATAAATTCTTGGATTCTGGAACGGATCTTTTTGGTAATGAGGTTAATCTGAATGACTATCTAAAAATTATCGGAGCTATAGATCCTTCGTTTGGAGCAGACCCGGAACCTGTTGAACTAACTAGATTGGTTGCACCGAAAACAAGTAGATCTTATGTTCTTGCTAATGCAGAAAACTATGAGATATTCCTACAGAAATTTAATATATTCTCACAAATCCAGGCATTTTCTACTTTTGATGATGATTACATCGATGACGATAACGTTGTTTACATTTTTTTAGTACCCGACGTTACCCTTAATATAACATCTAACCAGGATTATTTTGATATTCCTCAAACTAGCTTTTTATTAACATCTGCACAAAAATTAAGTATACTCAATGTAATAGAGGATTCAGGTCAGATGGTAGCAACAACGGTTGTTAAAATAATAGAGCCTGATATTAAAAGATTTGTTGGTAACGTTGTAATTTCAATCTTTGAAGGTTATGATCCTGAGGTGATTAAGGATAAAGTAAGAATGTCAATTTCTGAATATATGCTAAATATGAAGAGAAGAGATAGAATACCAAAATCCGATATAATTGCCCTCGTCGAAGGCATACAGGGGGTTGATTCAGTTTCATTCTACTTCGTTGGTCAAGAAAATGAGCAGTATCATTCTGCAGTTGACAATCTAGCAAACGCAAGCGCTTCACAATTAAACAGACAAATTGGTCTGGATGATTTTGGTGATATTATTATAGGAAGAGGTCAGTTAATTCTTATGAGAGGTGGTTGGACAGACAGGAATGGTGTTTATTATGAGGATGGTATTGTTGCAGGAAAACCATCTGCTCTAAACATATCGATTGCATCTATAAATCCTATGAATTTCCTGAATGAACTTAATGCAGAAGCTAAAGCAAAAATAATTGCTCAAAATAGATAACATGGCACAAGATTACAGTCCTTATTTTGCTCCAGAGGCCAATTCTTATACGGTAAATGGAATAACTTTCAAAACGAACACTACCGATTTTGAAACATCTAATGATCTATATACATCGATAGCTAAAGCCCAAGAAAGAGCCATAAATATAGGTTGTTCCGGATATAGATCAGTTACAACAGATTCGTTTGGTACTCAATTGTATGGACCGTGTTCGTCCTCACAAACATATGCCGCCATAATAAAGCAAATCCAGCCTATCCAGATGGAAAGAAGATATTATCAGTTTGATCCAACAGACAACCTATTTGATATAAAAAATAGTATAAATGATGTAGTTCCTGAAGGTTTTATATACAAGGAACAAATATTCGAGAGAACGATGTCCAACGTTATTTTTCGTGATCCCTCAAGGACTGCTATTCTTGAATATTTCCAGAGAGTTGTCTTTGGTTTAATTGAATCGGTCAAACAAATAAAGAACTATTTCAATTATACAGTTCCATTTAATAACAGAAGAGTATTTTAAGCATGGCAAACAGGTTATTAAGATTTTTTGACAAAACTGGTCAACCACTTAACTTCGATTATGTTGGTGCAACCGGTGCTGCACCGCTAACAAACAAATTTAATTACGAATCGAATTCATCATCAGCTTCACCTGCAGTAGGTCAGGTATCGCTATATGACATTTCTTCTAATATAGTTTATTTCAATGTACAGGACATCAATGGTTATGATATAACACAGTGGGTGAACTCTGTAAATGAAAATCTAGATGGCGGTGGTAAGATCAGTCTTAAGATGTCTTTCTATCCTTCAAACATATTGGAAGGACAAATATCCAGCATATCTATTGCTGGATCTATAGTAACCATTAATTTCTCTAAATTAATTGGTCCTATAGCAATATCCAATAGCACCATGTGCTATTGTGAAACCTTTTATACTGACCTTCCTGGAGGCTATTTCGAAGGAACTGTATACTTCGATCTTGTTTCAGCTGGACTTTATGAGAATCAGCAGATCTTTATAGTTCAGGAATTTATCGATTCTGTAACGAATGACAAATTCTTAGGGTTTCCTCACACTGGTGCTACTGGGAGTTCGAATTCTCCATATTGGAGAACTAGATGGGAAAATGATAGCTATGGAAATGTTGATGTAACGGATATAATATTCACTTACCAGATACTAGAAAATGATCCTGAGATTGGAGGGGAGCCATCAATTATTAACTATCAAAATATAGCTTATAGTGTTATTGACAACCCTTCGGATTATTATTCTTCTGGCTATATAGTTACTCCTGAGACGTCTACCCCGTCTAAATCAATGAGCATAAATGTTGCATTAAATGCTCCAGACGTTGCAGCTGAGATATATGAGAGAAAGCTGATAATTGAAGATATTACTTCAGGTACCCCTGAGAAGATATTAGAGGTTATGTTTTATGGACAGGTCATCGGTGAGGACGAAAGACTAAATGTACTGACCAACAACCTAGGTAGGGCTTTCTTCGGTGAAGATTCCACAATATTAAGAGAGCATGATCCGAATGAACCTTTTCCAAACTATATCGAGATTAACGAGAAAAGAAAGGAGCTAATGGTAGCAGGGGAGGAGATATTCCCCTACATAGGAAGTTACAAGGGTCTAATTGGAGCTTTAAAATTCTTTGGGTATCAGGACTTAAGAATTAAGGAATACTGGTTAAACTTAAATTATAGTAATGTTACACTTACTCCTATACAGGAGAATAAGATGTTCCTGAATAACTATCTCAATACACCAGCACCAAATCAGACTATATTAATAGCCGATGTACTTGACAATGAAAACTCTGGAAAATATAGACTTGAACAGACTTATGGTCCGAATGATCAGGGTGAATATATTCTGAATGTTTCCTCTGAGAATACATTAGTTCCTAGCAGAACCTACAAGAAGACATCCCTATTTGGATTGTATTACGATATAAATACAGTTTCAAACCAACTGGACGATTATGGTTATCCTGTTACGTTAGAGGCTTTCCCCTTTACTCAGGAGGAGGTTTTACTTAAGCTTTTTGCTTTAAAGCAAAGACTTAAACTTACTTATTTACCATTAAATGCTAGGATTGTTGATATAACTGGGGAGGGTGTATATTTCAATGTTTATAATACTAAAGAATGGACCGATGTTTTACAGAGGAGTGATTTTGATTCTGGTAATAATGTTGATTTTAAAGCTAATCCCGATTTTGGATTCATAGAGGATCTGAGAGCATTTGGTACAAGGCCTTTACAGTATTCTATTCAAGCACCAATGAACTATTATGATTCTGTTGATGTTGATGTTACTGTTGCAGGTCCTTCTGGAGATGTTTTCAGATTTTCTTTAGAGAGCGGTGATAATCCCACCTTGGATCTAGAGATTGGTAAAAAATATTATTTCTATCCTAAAACTTCTGGATATGATTTCTATTTAACCACAGATCCTTCGCTTAATCAGGTTGATCCGTTAGGGGTTGAAGGTAATGGAGGTGATGACGGTGTTGTTAGCATATCTGTTAATCCTCAAGAGCAATCAACCATCTACTATTACTCTTCAGTAAATACTTCAGTTTTAAATGGATCTATTAATATTACGAACTCTCCGATATCGGATCTTGGTAACATTGTAGATCCGCTTGATTCCAATCAACAACACACATCTCAACAAAATCAAAGTCTAATTGAAGCAATCTCCGAATTCTATTATCTTAAAGAGAATGGATTGATTGAAAATCTTGGTGATAATACACAGGATCCTATAGCTTATGTAGATCCAACAACAGGTGAACCGTACATGAATCCAATAGGTATGCCCGTTATATTGGAATTTCTTGTTGATCCATGGACATGGGATGAAATGAGTATGAGCTGGGATTCCTTACTTCTTCCTAGTTTCACGTCACAGGAAGCTGCTTTGACGTGGGGAAGTATAGATTTTTCACAATATCATGAGATCGAGTGGATAATAGAAAAGCCTCAGACACAGACTGGATCTGGATATTATTTTTCATTTAGAGGCTATATAATAGACTTTTATAAGCTAGCGCACTTCTTGCCTTACACAGGCGAATATAATGTAACCTGCAACGTATATGATGCGTTTAACTTCAAAAACAGAAAGATCAGGAAGTCCGTTATTAACGTTTCACCACGACAGATAACAATAGATGCTTGGACCAGATATAGAGAAAATGAAATTTATGTTTGGGATCAAACAATAAGAGACTGGGACGAATATGACAGTATATGGGAGTACCCAGCAGAGGGTAAAACGTATGATGAACTTATCGGATCAACTGGACCAGAGCAGAGAAAAATTCCGGCTGAGATTTTAGATTTTGCAATCTATGGTAACAATGCGGTAGAAGGACAGAACCTTCAGGTTTATTCATACACTGATCCAGTTGGAGCTTCAGCTTCTTTTACGTTATCACAGAATGTACTTGACATCTCAAAAGTTTATTCAGTTCTTATATCGGGTAGCCAATATAGCTATGCATATGTACATACAACACAACCGCATCAATTTGAAGATGGCTCGATGATCTATATAAATGGCTCTATTGATCCTATTAATAAATCATGGGATGTTATAATCCCTGCGGGTGCGACTGGATATTCTTTCCAGATACCTTATGTGATAGTTCCGCAATCTGGTGTTGGTGCAACGTCAGGAACCTCTTCAATAGCAGGTGGAACTGGTTTATATGTAATTCCTTCAACATATCCTTCTCAGACTGTTACCGGGGGTGGAAGTATATCTGTATCGGTTGACGGTAGAGTTATTGGAGCTACTTCTTCTGGATCTAATCTACAATCAACAGTTAATTCGATAATACAGGAAATAAATTCAGTATACACGCAGCCCGATTATTTTGCAGAATCAGAGCAACCTGATGCTATTCCTGCTACAATAAATATTGTATCAGATACATCTAGTGGATTCATTGGCAACGGTAGCACCCTAAATGTATCATTGACAGGATCTCTATTGCTTGTTTCTGAAAATCCTAGTTTTAGTGGCGGAGTTACCGGTGCCAGTGGATATGTTTCTTGGAGCCCTCAAGATTCTGAATTTCCAGTTTCCACCTTGAAATATTTTGGAACTAAGAACCTGGTATGGGACACTTTCGACGAATCAACGTGGGATCAATCATATGCCCATGGATGGGAAGATTTTGCTTACGAGAACGGATGGCTTGGTGGTTATGAAATTCACACTGCTAAAGTTGGAGATAATATAAAAGTTAGCACAGGAAATGAAACTGTACCTTTTCCAGTTGGTGTTACTTTTTCTTCATCAGGTGGTACTGGTTCTTCAGCATACATTACACTTGGCGATGCAGCATCTCAATTAAATAGCTCTACCGATCCACATATTACTAATTTTTATTACCGAGTAATACCAAGTACTGCAACAGCTTCTTTAACTACATCAGCTCCTCTTGATTTGAATTTTACACTAACCGCAGCTACTGGTGGTAGTTACTCAATACCAACCAGTGTTCCTGGTGCACCACCTCCATTGGTAGTTTCTTTTACTGTAGCTACTGGACCTTAACGAAAAAACTATGGCAAATCCAATATCAATATATCAGAGTCAATCAATATTATTCACCAGCACAACATCGGGTGGTCAACTTCCCTATGACTATCTTTGGTCTTTTAACGGCGGGGATATATCAGGTTCAACTGGTGCTACAGCTTTGGTTAGTTATACTAATCCTGGTAGTTATTCTGCAACTCTGACAGTAACTGATTCAAACAACGTTACTAATTTCTTCACTCAGAACAGCTTTATTACCGTTCTACCAGCAGAGGTTACAGCTTCTTTTACTAAAAGCTCATCTGATATTAAAATGTCGACTGCGATTAATTTCACTGATACCTCGACAGGTCTTCCTTCAAATCCCGATACGTGGGTATGGGATATAGCTGGAACCGTATACACTACACAGAGTGTTACTGGTGCATCTTATAACGATTGGATATTACTGCCAGGTGCTGCTTACTCTGATGTTCCTGGACATCAATTGACAGTAACTGCACAACTTGAAGCATCGACTGCTTTGGCTTCTGACGTTGATTCTCAGAACTTTATAATCAGAAAACTCGGTCCTTCGGAAGTCATTCAGATGAATCTAGATAATTATTCACAGAGTGGTAATTTTACTAACACAGGTTATCTAACTTCTGATCTTGGATTACCCGGATCCTATATTATATACGAAAACGCCGGATCTACGAATTCTTATTTTCATTCTACCCAGGAATCAGCAACAATTACATGTACAGGACTCGGTGGTGAATTTATAACGGGTAATGGAGTTGGTAGCATATCTGGTCAGATAGTGGTTGATTCAATTCTTTATGGATCGGGAGATCCTATGATTGATGACGGAAAATATATTATTCCTGGATATGCTACATCAATATATTATGCTGATAATGGATATCTCACTGGAATTTATAGTACATATGGGATTTCCCCTGATATTTTAGCTCAGATTATAGCTAGTAGGTACCCACAGGTTAATTCTCTGCAAGGTGCTATGAGTGGATTTCTTTACCAGGAGAATTCATCGGGTAATAAAACAAATCCTATTGTTCCCTCACCAACCTATATGAATAATCACGGTGCTAGTGGACTTGTTTATACAATTCGAATTGGTATAACTGTAAGCGGAACCCCGTACAACATGATAATACCGTTCAATGCCAATAGTGGCGTTGGTAATGAACCAGGAGGTCCTGGTGAATTCTATGTTATGCAGGATACCGCTGGTCCTAATGATGGAATTGCTACACAAATAAATGATGCTATTATATCCTCTTTAGGATCCACTGGATCCGTAGAAGCTTTTGCAGATAGCGATTATTCAGGACCGTTTGGAAATAGCTCCGATTATTACGGGCTTCAAATAGTAGCTAAATCTCCTGCTGTTACGTCAATAGTAATTACTGACAATACGTCAACATTAAACGCTACGCTACCCCCTTCATATGCTGTTTTGCCTTTTGGTGTAAATTCATCATATTTAGGATATAGCTGTACTGGTATAGTAACAACATTTACATTAACCACTTACTCTTCGACCGGTACTGAAATGGAATACGGTGGGAGCATATTTTAATAGTTAGATAAATACAAAGATGGCAAATTCAAACTACTTTATAAATCAGGCAGATCTAGATTCATCAGGAAATGTCTGGTGTGCTGGAAGGGATCTAACTAAATATAACGGATCTTCATGGGAATATTATGATTATACTAATTCAGTAGTTCCCTCCAACTATCCATATTTTCTTGATACTAGATCAATTTCTGTTGATAATAATGATTATAAATGGGTAGGATGTGCGGTCACTGCTTCACTTTCCCAGACTATAATATTTAATGCTGGAGAGATTAACGCTGCAACCGGATCTAGCTGGGATATAACAGAGTTTGGAGCTCTTTCTCAAGCTAGTTCAAACTGGGAGGTTCCAACCATATATGCTTCCCCTTTTGGTAATGAGGTTCTTGCTTTTATATCCCCCCTTAATGGAGGAGGTGGAACTGGTGCTAGTGGTAACGTTGGCGTAACTGGTGGATATTTATGGAGATATGAATCCGAGAGCAGCACGTGGAAAGAGGTTTCTCCTGGGTATACCTGGCCTCATATTTATGAGATTACAGCCAAAGGTATAGGTGGTGATTCTTTCGATTATTATCTATGTACTGACGATGGTCTTCAGGTTATTCCTCAAGGAACCCTTGATACGATTCAGCTTGAGGACGGAACCTTAGCTATCCCTGTTTTGAAGAAATATAATTCCAGTAACAGCAGCATTGGATCTGATAGTGTATATTCGATATCATTTGATGAAAATGGAAACTACTGGGCTGGTACTTCTGAGGGTATTGTTTACTGGGATAACAGTAAATTCTATACCTGGAGCGCTGGTAACGGGTATGGTGTAACTAAGGTTGTTTCGAGGTACAATGGACATGTGTTTTTTAGAACAGGTAATCCATTAAATGTTGCTGTAACTACCGACGGTCTTTATCATTTCAATGGTGATACGTTTACTTTGTACGACACCTCAAATTCTTCCTTGCCTGATAATAGAGTTATATCGATACTCTTAGCTAAAGAAAAAGTTATCAAGGGTAGCTTAACTGTTCTTCAGAATGACCTTTGGCTGGTAGCAGGTAATTATGTTGTATTGTTTGATTATACAATTCCTCACATTTATGCAACCTCTAAATATGAAGGTACTAATGGTTGGAATTTTGTTTATTACACACCAACGTCAGAGGGTGGAACAACAGATGCTGCTAGATTACCCAAGTCTAATAAATACACATGGACTCTTCCAACGTGGACAGGTAGCGATTTATCATATCTCGGTAATCTCCATCCTGGTATGGATACAAGAAATCTATTTTTAGAAACTGACCTGAAAGCTATATCTGATGGTAGAGCTGGTGACCAGGATTATTGGAATAACGGTACAGTTATCCCATGGCAAGATCAGCAAGAGGCTAATCTTATACCTCCATATTCTTGGCTGGATAATACAACTAATTTTGATGTTACGTCTGTATCTAGATTTAGAGATTATAATGTAGTTACTGGTTATTCTTCTTCAGCATCTCTTGATCTAGGAGAACAAAATAATCAGAGCACTAATTTTACACTTACTAATCCAAATCCAGTAGGATCAACTGGATCCGCACAAAATTTCGGATTTGTTGCCTTCTATTCTGATGGTGGACAGATACAAGGAGCTATACCAATCAGAGGTTATGAAACTAAAATTCTAAAAGCACAGCCTTCATTAGACGATAGCTCATTGTTTATCCTTGGATCATTCACAAGATATATGGAAGCAGGTAAATTTGTATGGTCTTCGGAATATCCAAATTCTGGATCTATGAACGTAACTGGAATAACCGGACCTATTGGAGGACCTATTGGCTTCTCTAATATTGGAGCTCCTGGATTAACTTCATCATATGATTACCCTTGGATTCTTAATGGAGCAACTGGTGCTACCAGCGGGATATATCTGCCGGATCAGTCTATATTACAGGATACTGTTTCATATTTTATTGCGGAGGTTGACTTTGATTTAGGCAATCAAATCAGCTATGGTGGTATAGATTTTTCCCAAATCGACCCATTGTCATCATTTTGTTTAAAAAACTTCAGGTACTTCCCTGCTATCAGTTCAACATATGATCCTGCAGGTGCCACTGGTGCTACTTCACCGAACTCATTTGGTAACTCTGATCTTTCAGTTTCTAAAAACTCAGTTAGAATAACTGGAAATATAGCTGGAGGACTAGCCACATTAAAAAATGGATATTTAAACGACGGAGATTGGTTTAATGCTCCCGATTCAATCTTCACTAATCAATATTTGAGTGATTACGCTACAAATGGTTTAGTTATAGATATGAACTCTAATTTGGATCTAAAGACTGCTTTTGTTATTGGATCTACTTCAAACGGTTCTCTCGATAATATAATCTCTTTGGAAGATTCTAATTCTTACGTTTTAAGTGGTACGTACAAAGGTAGTTTTAATAACCAAGGATTAAGTCCATATCATCCAGCTACTGGAAGCTCACTGCCATTTTTTACTGTCAACGGTTATAATAATGAAGGTATAACTGGATCTTTTATAGTAAATTCTGATCTTTCTTCGAATTATCAAAATTGGTATAACACGATAAAATCATACAAGAGCAAAGATCAATATTTCGTTGACTTCCTTTATACTGGTTATGCTTATCTTCAGAAATTCCAGAGTGGAGACGGGGTTCTTGCTGGCGATTCAGGTTCTCTTAATCTCGGTACTCTCTCTGTAAAGCCAGGTGGACAATTTTCTATACTTTCTTCGTACGAATTACTTGATGATAACTATGGAGGATCATACGAGGCTTCTATTTCTGATAATACCGATGCTGATAACTCTGGATACTATAATATAGCTATACATTACCCAGAAACCCCAGGTGTAACAGGTAGTGCTAATTCTATAGTTAGAAGGAGCGTATATGGTACGTATGTGGATCAGCTTCTTACTTTCTCAACTACCGGACTTACTGGGGATCAATCCCAGCTAAAGCTAGTTTCACACCCGGATCTTGATGTTTTCATAGCTGGATCTAATACGGGATCTACAGGACCTTCATATTTACCTTATGCTGGAGGAACGGGAAGCTTTGTTGCTTTCCTAGAAAGCTATAAACCAGGAACCGGAATTGATCTCGGAGACGTTATATCAAGGGCAGGATCTGGTGCTTGGACATGGGTTGATGTTCATAACTCAAGCTCTGATTTATTTGTCCCTATGCTTTCCACAGTTTTCATGAGCAATTATGATTCTAAGATATTTGGGAAAAGTAATAATAGATGGGTTTTAAAAAATGCTTCGACGAATGAGATTCTGCTCGACGTGAAGAATGTACCTTATTTTATTTATACATTCACACAAAGCGGTTATTTTTCTATACAAAACTCAGTGGAGGATTCAGCAGGCAACGTTTACGAGATATCTAAACCCGCATTCATAAAAGTCGTTAACCAGTCTATACCTAAAGCTAATGATCCAAACCCAGAGTTTGTTAATTCTGCTGATTATGGGTACAAACCACCGATAATGAGCGGTAATGGTCAATTACTTGACCTCTCAGTAGAACTACTTGATGAGCAGGAAAGGATCCTTATAAATAGCATACAACCATTCGGGTCTGGATTAGTTATCCCAGATAACCCTGATGCAACTTTTACAGGAAACTAATTCTTTTTATTCGAGGAAGTGTGCTTGTCTTGGTATTTCCATGCCTCGTACCTTTTTACAATTTCCTTAAGAATCTTAGATCTTACTATGTCCTCCTCACCAAATTGGACAGAGGCTATAGATTCGATTCCTTTCATAATATCTATGAAGATTGGTAGAGCTACTTTCTCGTGTGAAATATCATGTTGGGTAACATCACCCGCTATAATAGCTTTTGATCCATTGCCCATCCTTGTAGTGTAAAGCATTATTTGCTTCATGTCACAGTTTTGTGCCTCGTCCAATATCATTACTGTATCATCGAAAGTTGCTCCTCTCATATAAGCAAGGGGTCTAAACTCGATTGATTTGTCGTTGATCAATTGTCCTAGCTTCTCTTTTGATATTATTTTTTCCATCGTTATTAAGAAGCTCTCCATAAAAGGACTGATCTTTTCAGAAACGTCTCCTGGCAAGCTTCCCAGCTTTTCTCCTGACTCCTGAATCGGTTTTGTTAAAATGATCTTTTGGACCTCGTTTCTTGCAAGTAATTGCAAAGCTGTGTAGCAAGCTGAGAATGTTTTAGAACTTCCTGCTGGTCCCCAGCAAAATGTTATTGTGTTATTGATGATTGCATCAGAATACTCTTTCTGTTTCGGTGAAAGAGAAATTTGATTGAAATCCCTTTTAGTTAGCTTGCTTTTTCCTACTGGCATATTTTAATGTTTGAAAATGATGTGATATATATTTCAAAATATAAGAAATCAAAAAATACTTAAAAAATGGCATCAGTTAGTACAACATCAATACTCGGATCCGATTCGATTTCTGCATCTAGGACTACAATCAATTCAAATTTCCTTCTTTTAGAGAATTGGATTAATGCGTATTCTACTACATTTAACATAGATTCAGTAAATGGAATACTTGATATCTCATCAGCTTCAACTGGTAGAGTATCAGCTAAAACTGGAAAATTTGACCAAATCATAGTTCCTAGCGGTGGAACAGCATTAGCTCAAATTCTTTCTAATGGAGCGGGTTCATTTGCAAGCTTATCAACAACAACTCTAACAGGAAGCGGTGCTTTCACTTTGTCAGGAACATTAACCCAATCTGGAACTGCTACTTTTACAGGTAACACAAATCTAAATGGTGCTACTTATTTAAATAGGTCAATGACTCTCGGAGCAATAAATGGAATTTACGGGGGTAATATCATATCTCAGAATTCTGTAGTTGTAACTGGAGCTACTGCAGGTACAGCATTTCCACAGTCAGCAACAGGCGGTGGTGGAGGTCTTGCTACAAGTAGTGGTAGCCCATACGCAATAACTGGACAGGAGGATGTTATTTATGCTCAATGCTCTTCTGGATTCTATATGAGTGTTGGTGGTACTGGAGCTACTGCTTCTAATCTACCAGCTGGTCTTAGAATTACGATCGTTAACACAGAGGCATCCGCTGGAAGCATTAAAACTGGTATACAAGGATCAAACTACACTGGATTCAATACATCTTCTTCTTATGGGGCTTTCCCTTCTACTGGTATAACAGTAGATGCAGGGAAACCTTATCAGTCTTCTATACAGTTGCAATGGGAACCTAGAGTAGGAAAGGGAACAGGATCACAAGAAGGATCATGGGTGGTTCTATCTGCAACTAATATGTCTTGGTCTTAATATAAAAAAACTAGATTAAATGGCAAAAACTCCATTTATAAGACCCCTTCAAATTCAGGGTGGAACGTTTTACGCTTTCTCCTCTGCTGCTGAAGATTTGTCTTTTACGTTCAATAATTCGGTTAATAAGTTCAAATTCTCAAAGTTTGCTTTATTAAATATCCCCGAAATAAATTCCGGTGATCCACTTGGTAATAGTATTAAGCTTAACGCTCCTGACAGTGCTTTCTTAGATAAAGCAACTAGTGCTGGTAATATTATTACTGGAAATGCAAATGTTGATTTTTCTCAGAGCTTTCAAAGCTATTGTTTGAATCTAGAAACAACTATACTAAGTTCGGATGCTTATAATTCTTCTCTGAAACAGAATGTCTCAGAGAGGGTATTTTTTAAATGGTTAAAAGAGCTTGGAGCAATAAGATATCAACCAGCAAGCTCGTCTCAGGTTTCTTCTGCTCTAAACCAGAATATCGTGACAACAGTTAACGATCTACCAGTAACACAAAAAAGATATGTTGAGGGTGATCCAACAGGAGGTACTGGATCTTTTGGTCTTTCAGGCTCTACATATAATAGGGTGGTTCAATATCTAGGTAACCTCGATATAGTTAACTCAGTTAAGAATAACAATAACACATATTCGGAGGTTTATGTGCATGTACCTACTAAAGATGGTAATACTCCAACGGTTTTATTTAAGAATGTAGTTGACGAGAACTATTATCCTGATTATCAATGGACAAATAATCCAGTAGATCCCCTTGATGACGAGTATCTTACTGGAAGATCGTATGATGAATTAAATCCAAGCGGTCTCACTAACCTTGCTATTTTTGATGATGATGTATTAGGATCTCCTAGTGTTACCTACGAGGACACTACAAACGGGTCTACTGGATCTGGTAACTGGTACAGTCCAAGAGATACTGCGGACACTTACTTTACTGATTCTTCTTTTACTGATCCTACCGCATTGATCCTTGCTAAATCTTATAACGGTGCAACTGGTGGTAACGGATACCAACAATATGTTAGAACTAAATTGGATTCTGTTGGTATTGATTTCGATCCAAATTCATATAAACAAATCATAGATGACCCCTCAATTTCTACTATCGAGGAATTCAACTCAACTTCTATATCTTCTGATTTCGAATTCAACTGTGTTTTAGTTTATTATGATGTATATGATCCAGCTGTACCAGCGGATTCAGCTACTAACCTTTATGGTGTCCTTTTCTTGGACGACGTACAAACAACTGGAAGTGGAATTTACTCAATACCAACATTCCAAAAATACAAGCCTAATATTGTAACTAAACTTAACGGTAACTCTTACGGTCTTAAGCTTAATATTAAATTCGATGTTGATATAGACCAAACTGGAGTAGAACAAGCTATTAACGATTATTCTCCATTCTCGTTAACTATGTTTATGGACGCAATGAACGTTCTTCAGGATGCTTCTTCAACTTTAAATAATACGGCAACAACGTATGCTTCATTGGAGGAAAGAGTTTCTAATATAGAGAACTTACTACTTTCGTCTAATACTTCGATTGTTCTAAATAATAGGATAGACAATCTTGAAGCTTCATACGCGGCTAACCAAGCTCTGTTTAATAACACTCAGGCTGTTATGGGACTAATAAACCAGAACTATGAGCTTATCAGAGCTATTATTAACAACGAAACCTCTGTCGAGATTTCATACAATCTTGATTTGATTAGACAAGGTAACGGAATAATCGTAGACAGAAGCGTTCCTAACCAACTCACGATAGCTAACAACAACCAGGATTACAACATCGGAGCAAATATGGGTGTAATAACTCTCCAAAATTCATCTCCGAATACAGTAGAGCTAAGAAATTTTGGAAATTATGTTAAACACATAAACGATGGAACTCCTATTACACTTGTTCAAGATATGGTCATTAGAATTAATGATAACGTGGTTAATTGGAAAACAGGACAGGTGTTTAGATTTAGCTTTGGTGATCAAATAATTCCTGGGGACTTTAACATTAATTTCGTAACTAACTCATTAGGTAAATATCCAATAGGTAACCCATCTAATGTTGCTTATTCGGATCTTATAATATCTCTGGTTGATTCAGATATCGCTAGTTATGATTATATGCCAGTAATCGAGATCGTTTGTATCGACTTTAACACATTAACTTTCCAAGTAGATATAGTTGGAAAAAGCTTAACTAACAATGCATAAAATTTTAAGAAAATAAGATGTCAGCAACTCAGAATTCTATTAGCTCCTTAGTAGCTCAGTTTTTAAGACTACAAAAAAATTCTATTGAGATAATTAACGGCTTGAACGAGGTTGCAACTTCAACCAATGATAGCGTACAAATAGAGATGTTAGATGAAGCAGGATTACCTGCTTACGCTAATATCCCTGCTTACGGGTATCTCAGAAGTCAGATCCAGAGATTGGATTCTAATATACAGTCTTTAGCCGGACTTGGTGATAATTTTGCAACTGTAAGAAACCCTGATGGTACATATTCTCAGGTTTACAGATCTCAGCCTTTAAAAGACCCAACACCTCTTGTAAATCTTCAAGTACCAAGCACTTTCTCAACGAGGGACAATTGGTTTTTTGAAAGTTTCCTTTCTCCTTTACTTTATGTCAGTATAGACGTAACAGGTCAATTACCTGATGATGCTGATCGAATCAGAGTAAAAAGGATAATAGCTAACACTGACACTGACGAAAAAAAGGCTTATTTCGATAGCAACCTTAAAGGAAGAAATGATATTAGTGAACAAGATTTTATTCAAGCATTAACGGATAACGGAATAATTTACTTCGTTGATGAGGATAATCTTGATCTACCATTAAGAACTATAAGAAACAAGGGTAATTTTGGGGTTTTATCTTATTACGACGACGTTGTTACTGTTACTAGTGCTAATGGACAACAGACAGCAGAAACTAGAAGAAATTACAAATTGAACACCGTAAATTATACGGATACTTCTTCTAATATTACTGATGGTAAAACACTTGCTGTTGGTAATGTTCTTCTCACTGAGGATGGATCTAGATATCAAATAACAGCTATTAATATCGACGAGACATCGGTACAGCTCAAAAGAACATCTGGATATCAACCAGTTAATATAGGAACTAATTCTTTAACCCTATTATCTACCCAATTTAATTCTAGATACGTAGAGGTTAACGTTGGATTTGATGAAAGACAAGGTATTTTCTTCAAGAAGATTGACGACAATTATAACGTTGTTGCTTCTACATGGTCTCCTGGTATAGTTATATTCAGTAACGAACTTAGAATAAATACAGACTTCGGAGTTCAGACCTTGGAGCAATTTTATTTGACTTCTGTAGCAGATCTTGGACAGATATTCTTAGGAATGGCTAAGGAGAAAAAAATAAATGCCATCAACGGTCTTTTGCCATCAGCTCCTGTTGTTGCTGAGAGTAATTTTAGTGTAGTTCAGATCAACAAACAATTGACACAAGGAACTGATGTACAGACCTTAAATGACAAAATTGCTCTAAAAGCTACGTTACAGTCTGAGATATCTCAGCTTGATGCTTCGATATCGAAAACTAGGACTCAAATAAATTCTTCATCGAGTTCTGCTCTACCAACATCAAATTTATCAAATTCTTCGATAAGCTCAATATCTCCTGCAACTAACGGGTCTGTGCAGGCTTCAACGACTACTAGTAACAACGTTCAGGCGTTATCAGCTAACCTTAATTCTTTAACTGAGCAGAGAGTTCAAAAACAACAGTTATTAACATCTGTTGTTAATGATATAACAACTTTATCACAATCAGCACCACAATTGATCGCTGATCCTAAATATAGAGTTAGAGGATTTTGGCCAATTCCTGCTCCAAAAGAAAGCCCTGTTACTGGAGCTCAGCATGTCGTACAGTTCCTGATACAATACAGGTATTTAAGTGACTCTGGTGCTTCACCATCTGTGGATCAGTTAAAGTTTCTTGACAATAACGGTCAAGAAAAAACTGCTGCTTTTAGCAACTGGAACGAGATTAAGTCTGAATTAAGAAAGAAAGTGTATGATCCTAATAGCGGTACATACATTTGGGCTCCAGAGGCAACAGATAATGCTGATGCTGTAAATATAAATCAGCTGGATATTCCAATTACGAAGGGTGAAAAGGTTGAGATTAGGATTAGATCTATCTCAGAGGCTGGCTGGCCAGATAATCCGACAATGTCAGATTTCTCAACACCAGTGGTCATTTCTTTCCCTGCAACTGAAAGCACACAAACACCAGCGGCAGCAGTTAATAACAACCTTAAGGATTTAGCTGTTTTACAGATCCAACAGGATTTGAGTGCTAAGGGTGTTGATGGACTTTTATCAAAACAGTTTACTGCAGGAAATAAAACATATTACATGGATGCTGCTTCTGTTGCATCTGGATTTTATGATACGACCGGATCTCCTCTGGATATGTTCCAAAAACTTACAGAGCTTCAGGACCAAATAAACTCACTAAGAGCAGCGGTTGGAAATGCAGTTGGTACGCTGGATGTTTATATAGTTGATTCATCAGGTAACGCACAGCTTGTTACAAACGGATCTTCGATCCTATTGAACGCTGGATATACTAACGAGCAGGTTCTAAATCCAACTACTACCGGTGCTGGTCAAATCGTTACGTTTAAGCCAGCTATACGTATATCAAATAGTTCCGCTGGTATACTTGAACTATGCTCAGTTTTACCTGGAGGCCTTGATACACTTGCTGGTACATCATCAACTTATGCTTTACCTGAAGGCTATGCAACAAATCTTAGATATGGTGAAACTCCAATTTCGATAACATCATTAACAACCTCTGATATAATCCCGGTTGGATCAACAGGTGGTGCTAACGATAACTCATTTGAATTATATAGACAAGCTCCTCCTTATGCTTCTGGTAACTCGAACAGTCAGTTCATGTATCCAAGATGGAAGTCTGTTGGTTTGGACACTGATTTGTATAACGTCCCTGCTTCATATTCAGCATCATACGATTATTCTGGGGATTCTTCAGGACTTCCTAGAAACGGAAGCCAGTTACTTCCTTTTGATCCTACAGATACTGCTGTTCCTACTGCTTCTGGAACAAACTCTAATGTTTGGAATGGCGGAATAACAGGAACAACAGGATCTTACTCTGGTGAAGGTAATGGGACTTTAAGCGAATTCTGTATACACAAAGATCACCCAGCTTTAAGTACAGGTCTCTCTTTTGAGAATCTCGTTAAACCTGATTTTTCTGGTGGCGTTGTGGTCTACCCTTATTTTAGACATTCCGATTACTTCTATCAGGATACAACAATCCAAAACTCATATAGAGGGCTCGGATATCAGGTAGTTACAACAGATTTCGTACAGGGTGCAACTGCTTCCAGACAAGATGCAATGTATCCTCAGAAATTAGGATTTACTCAAGATGATCAATATCTAATTGGTAGATACACCTGTGGAGCATATGTTTTCTTAGGTACACCAACTGCTTCTACAATTCAGGTTGAAGGATCAACACAGCTTGCTTCTAAATACGTTAAGCAGGGATTAAGTGATTCTATATCATTCCCTCTAGTTTTCCAATTTAGAACAACAGATAAGCTTGGATATATTGGAGGATTTAGATCAGATGGCAATCCTACCAACATTTCGTACACTAAAAAAATAGGTATCGATATACAAGTTAGAAATCAAAGTCCTTTCTCTTTCGATGTTCAGATTACAGGTAAATACAAAAATGATAATTTATCATCGCCTAACTTCTCGTCATCAAGTGTGAATGTTGGCTAATAATGTTTGACCGAAAAGAATAAAGAAATGGCAGAAATAAAACTATTTGACTACAACACATCGTTTGGAATACTTAGAACAAATCCAAAGTTAACTGGAAATGTCAGGGTTACAATTGACTCTAGTGACAACGTGTGGTTGAATTCAATGAACGCAAATCCAACACTGAGTTTAAGTAAATACAAGAAATACAGCGTATCTGGGGAGAATAGTTATTCGAAGGATCTTTATAATTTTTTCCTCGATGGAACTGTTCCTAATGATATAATATTTGATGTTGGTAAATTCACCGACGGGGAAAACAAATCCGTTGAGGTATTCTCTGACCAGTACGATTTCTTTTATGGTGCTGGTGCATCTACATTAATAGATAGGAATTATACAGAGAACTTTTCTTATTTTCAGCCTCTTTGGTTAAGGGATGAATTACCCGAATTCTTCGTGATCTTTAAAATTCCCGAACCCCTAAGTTACCCTTATTCAACAAATCAGACAACGATATCTACAGGGGTTCAATATAAACTTGTACAAGATCCTGGGGTCTCTGAAGTTTTCACTGTAACTTATGGATTTGATAATGCTGGTGTTCCTGTTGAATATGTAGCCGGTGAGTTTATTACTGGCGATAGCTTATATCCATCGTACACTATCATTTCTGGTTCTGGTAAGGTTGTTGAAATGAATGAACTGAAGTATCAAAGTCAAGTTAATGATGTTAATAGCTTCTTTAATTCAAAGATACTTCCGTATGCAACTACCGTTGCTACTTTCGATCTTAGATCTGAAACTCAGATTGGTAAATATATTAGAGGTATAGTTAACGATCCATTATACAGAGAATATCCGATAGATTTTTCTTTCCAGAATGATACCTATACTTACTATAACGGTACCAGTATAAAAGACGGTGTCCTTACACAGAGAGGTGAGCTTCTTAATCAGTATCTTAATTCTAATGGATCTACGGTTCAATCTGACTTCGAAGATTATGTTACATCAGGGTTTGAGAGAAACGGGATCATCTGCTCAAATATTTTGAATTTAGAGTTCCTTTTTAATGATCCAGATGCTGATCTTTATACTATCAATAGATATTTTGGTTGCTATGTTTCTAAGAATGATCTTGGAGAGCTATATTCAAACGGAGATTTCTTTTATCGATTTAAAGATGCTGCAGGTAATAATAATTTACCAAAGCCATCAAGAAATAACGTTGGGTATTATTACAATAATGTAAACAATTTACAAAGTAGTGAGACAGGGGTTAGATTCTTTTATGAAGGAGCATCAGGATGGGTTCCTGGATCTTATGACGTGAACGTAAACGATCCACAGAAACTTTATTATCTGACTGACAAGTATGATAATTTCTATAATCTAATAAGATATGAAAATTATGATTCTACATCAGAT